ATGAACGATCCTATGTTTGTCGAAACGCTGATTATCTCCTCATCGTTTTTTATTATCGCGATTATTTTGATTGCTTCCGTGCTGCTGCTGGAAAACGGCTGACCGTTAGCCAGCCGCAGTATTTATTGTTTACGGAACGTCACCAGTTCAGGACGGGCGATACGCAGATAGTCCTGGGTGTCCATAATCACCGACTTTTCCAGCAGGCCGGCGTTAAAGGCGATCTCATCGAAGCGCTCAAACAGCAGCGGATCGGCGACCAGCGTCAGATCCGGATGAAAGCTGAAGGGGGGAATGGCGCCGAAGACGCAGCCGGTAAGCGCATCCACTTCAGCCGGACTGGCGAGAGAGGCCTTTAGCCCACCGAAATGACTGGCCAGCAGGCTCAGATCGGCCTGCCGATCGGCGGCGAGGATTGCCAGAATATGTTTCTTAACACCGTTGCCTTTTACCTTGCAGACCAGTGCTTTTGCACCCTGCCGGAGATCGGTCCCGCGAATTTCACTGACCGCTTCGCATTTCCCAACGGCCTCATGCGCCACCACGCGAAAGCGCGCCTCCTGCTCGGTTAATAAGCTGATTAGCCGCTGATGGGTCGTCGTCCCGATCACGTCATCAGACATAACGATTTCACCTGTGATTTGCCAATACGTAGCTTGCTACATTAGCACGGGACGGAGAGGGCTGAAAGAAAACAGCCAGCGGGTGCGCTGGCTGTTGGGTCATGCGTTGCTGGTGGACGACTGTTTCTGGAGCAATTCGCTAAAATCTAAGTGACTGAATTTAATTTATAAAACTCTTTCCCCAAAACATCCCCAAAATAATTCCCCAAAACTCCCTGTTTAAATCACAACTTTTTTCCATTCTAGACCACGATCATCTCCATACATTACGCTCATTGCTTCGGTTTTATGCCCTAAAAGAGTTTTGACATCTATACCCTGAGCTTTGTATGTTCTTGATGAAAGCGAGCGCTGTTCATGAAACGGTGGAAGGGCAGTGCAATCCTTAGGCCAGCTAATATTTGCTTTATCTCTTGCCTCCTTAAAATATCTTGATATCGTTTTTTCTGGAACGTGAGATCCCGCCTTACCGTAAGCGTGATGCTTAACATGGTGGATCAGATAAGGGCTTACTACTCTATCGCGACACTTACTAATAACATCAGCCAGAGTCAACCCGATTGCATCGCACCTTAAATTTAAGGGGATAGCTAACTTCATTCCGGTTTTATTTTGGGTAACATGAAGGTGATTATCCCAAATGTCACTAAACTTCATCTCGACTATGTCACCTATCCTTTGCCCGGTGACTAAAGCCAAAAGCATAGAATTTTGAGCGCAAGGCGGCAAAGAACCTGCGCTTTCAAAAATCAATTTCCATTGTTCAATGCTAAGTCTGCTTCGTTTCACTTTGGCTATTGGATTTTTTACAGCTAAGGCTGGGTTGTAGCCAGGGTCAACCTCGCCAGCATGCTGCGCCTCTTTGAACACGTCGTTTAGTACGCTTCTTATCAGTTGGCCCATTCTGTGCTTTCCCTCTGCCTTATATTCATCAATAATTTTTGCAATGAGTCTTGTATCAACATCCTTCAGGCGAAGATTTGGCACTCTATCTGCGAGAATCTGAGAACATAATCGTCTGGATTTTACAGTAGGTTTTTTTATCTCACCGTCACGCAACCTTTCCATCTGAATTTCGATGTATTTTTTAATCCACTCAGAAACACGTATACCTTGATCCTTTTTCCCTGAGCTCTTCATTGCCATATCAATCAGAGCATAAGATTGCTGAGTTTCTTGTTCTGCGGTTATACGGTTCATCTCGATTGCAGCAGCTTTTGCCGCTTCATCATCTGTTCCGAATCCAATAAATGAACCTGTTACAGGGTGGCGATATTGCCAATAAATTTTTGAAGTACGCTTATCTAACTTACAGTAAAGGTTGGGTATTTTGACATTATGTTTTCTGGGGCGAGCTGCCATTTATTGCTTTCTCCACTAACTGGCGGGCCTTGTCTGATAATGATGACGAAATATCAACACTGCCAACCATGCCAACAAAACGAGCATCTTCATCTATTACCCAGCGTCGACCTTGCTTTAAGGCTGGCGGATAAGTCTGTTTGGTCTTTGCTATTTTGTTTAATGCTGAGTTGCTTAATGGATATTTGAATCCATTTGGACCAGATGCCCACTCATGAAGTGTTACTAACTGCCCCATGCGTTTCTCTCCACTTTACCGGCTGCACCCGGCTATCTTTTATAGAAAATGCATGATGAGCACCCACCACGGAGGCCATCATTGCAGGTACGACATCTTTTCGTTTCGTTGTTATAAAGCTGGTTGGCCATCTCCGTTGAAAAAATTACTGGCATCGGCACGCGGATGACCAGCCTGCGGAGTTCGGCTATTTCGTCGGCCTGCTCCATGACTCTGGCGTACAGATCCGAGGCTTCACCTTTCCACCAGGCAACGTCGGCTTTAAGGCGGCGCAGGCGCCGCTGTTTAAGTTTGCTTACCATATGCCATACCCGGTCATGGATATGAGCTGGCAGATAGCGAACATCACCGCCGTGATAACTACAACTTTGACTTGAGGCATCACTTCACCTCCTGCTGCGGTGCTGCTTTGATATGCAGTCGCGGCTCGCCATCTTTCGGCTCTGGCCACTGGCGCGCCATATTCACCTTCAGCTTTTCTTCCATCGCTGCTGTAATTTCACCATCGCTGATACCGGCGCGGCGCTGTGCATCCCATAACAAGAACTGCATGTCAGCCCACTCACTTAGATCATCAGGTTCCTCTGCTGCTTCGAGTGCCTCTTTCGACAGATGCTTGAGCGGGCCGACAGGACCAACATCACCGAACGTGGCCTGTGACCACTCAGCATGGCGCTGACGGATGAGATTACGCAATTGCAAAGATGAACCGGTTTCTTCTGGCAACTTGTTAGTCGTCGTTACAGGTTCGGAACCCTGAAGCATGGCGGCGCGGCGTTGCTGTAGTTCTGCCAGCGCTAGCATTACATCATCAATGACAGGAAGCTCCATTTCATACAATTCAAGAGAATCCCTAGCGACACGGATCAGTGCGCTCAGGCGCTCGTTTGTTAGGTTGTTATTGCTCATTGCTTATCTCCTGAAGCATGGCGGCGCGGCTACCATTGGCCATCTTCACACCAAGGCGGATATCATCAAGCTCAAGGTCGCCCTTAATTTCCGCATGCCGGAAAGCGATCGACAGGAACTCCAGGCACTGCTCGTTTGTCCATTCAGGAACAGATACCGGCGCTGGCGGGACGGTGTATAACTCTGTACCAACAGCAGGTTTGCGAGGTACACCGTTATCTGCGTACCAACAAACCCCAACAGTCTCAACCTTCGCCACCGGCTCGGCATTTTTCTCCGCTTCGAGCGATGCCAGCGCCAGCTTCATCGCCGCTAGCGCCATCGCCGCATCTTCGTTTACTGCGCCAGGCACAGCATCGCGCTCTTCTTCAAGCTCTGCGATGGTCTTCAGTAGCCATTCTTTGGTAAGGGTGCTCATGATGCTTCTCCATGACGCTGAACGGCGATAGCTTTGTGCTCGTCGATAATCTCCACGACTTCTGCATGGTCCAATCCTTCGAGATAGATAACACCTGTGTCGCTTATACCCGCCAGGCTGATCAGCTCTACAAGGCGACGCGCTTTCTTAACGCTAATTTCTGGCGCTATAACGCTGCGGGTAACTTTCTTCTTACCTTTGGCAGCAGCAGAAGCTTTATCCTTCTGAAGCACCTCACCGGCCTTTTCGCCAAACTCTTTTACTCGGTCTACGGCCACATCTACAGACACGGCTCCGGACTTAACTTCTTTCTGAACGTCGTGATTGGCTATGCTAAGAAGCAGAAGTTTTTCGACAGTAGGGACAGACTTGTTGACCAGTTTTGCAATCTCGCTGGTGGTCTGGTTGAAGGCGTTATGAAGCTCCTGAATAACAGCTGCCTGTTCCATATCAGATAGCGGGAGCTGGTTGTTACTGGTCATGATGCGCGCCAGGCGCTGAACATCGTTACCGTTGAACGGCATGATATGGATGCGGTCTACTGGCTTACCAGCTTCTGCACAGCGCGCATAGCAGCGACGCCGACGTTGGCCTTCAACAACCCACACTCCACCTTCATCACGGGCGATAACCTCCAGCGGGGGAACGGAGCCACCATTCATCAGAAAGTTGAAAAGGTCATCATCTGCCTGGCGGGTACGTTCATCATCTTCGCGTTTGTTGAAACCTTCCCGCACATGGATTTGGTCGAGGCTGATGAACATCCCGGTATCGGTGCGCTTGATGGTCCCGTCACGGGTCATTTGCTTGAATGAGTTAGCCATCAGAGAGCCACCTCGTTATTTTGGGAAATGACGATGGGTGACAGCTCACGCAATTCTCGCTGGGCTTCCAGTAAATGCATATTGGTTCTGGTCTTCGTGTAGCGTTCAACAATGCGGTCACACTCTTTGGCCCAGCTTGCGACATCTTCACGCAGAGTAGCGTTCTGAAGAGCCAGTTGTTTACGCTGCGCCATCGCTTCGCAAAGCGCTACGCTTGTATAGTCCAGGCGGTTAGCCAGTTCGGTCATAATTCCGCGATAAGCTGGCGGAAGGAGAGGGGCGGCCTTACGCGCTGCATCGATCAGCTGCTTCCGGGTCATGCGTGGTTGTAACTCGTTGACGTTCTGTGTGTTCGTCATGGATAGTTTCTCCGTGTTATACGCGCTCTGCACAGCGCTGAATTTTGGTTGCACGAATCCCTCGCCGATTGGCGACAAAAAATAAAGGGGTTTCGTTTTAATAAGCACCCAACCAGGGCACTTAGTGAAACGGGCGGCTGCCACCGCCAGTTAGCTTCTCCACAATTGGAAGCGCGTTCTCCTGAGTTGATTTAACGACTACGGCCTCTCAAGTTGAACGCTGAACGCGCTTTCAGTTGTGTAAAAGGGGCGGTCGACAATAAGGACATTCAAAACTGCCGACCGCCAAGACTACACACAGCATGTGGTACAGCTACTACGGTTAACACAACTGGAAGCGCACTCCGTTCGTTTACTTACCTGCCATCCACAACCGATAGTTGATGGAGTGCGCTTTCATGTTGTGTGCCGGGATTCCACCGGCTCCCATCTGTTTTTATAGCCACTCAGATATCGTCTGGGCTGTCACCTGATCGCCACGCTGGTGAAACGTCTCTGGCCGTCGTACTTGCCTGGCTTGCACATTCCGGCTACCCGCTGGATCTGGAAAAAGTAATGCAAGGAATCCTCGGACCGCTGCGGCACATGTGCCATATGCCGTACTGCTAACTGTTAGTAGCTAATGAAATTAATATGTACCAATAGTTCAATTATGTAAAGTACCAAAAGTACATTTAATGATTGCTATGCAATAATGTATTGATTTTTCGGGTTATTTATTTTTATCAGATAATGATGTTATGATTAAATAAACATCAGAAAGGGGCGCATTAATGGATTTGGACGATGAAAGGGTAAGTATGATTGTTCATGCCATGGGCAGGGCGGTTATGGATTTGTCGCTCTCAGGCCAGCCATTGACGCAGGAAGCTATCATCAAGAAGCTGGAACAGTATCGCAGAGAAACGGGCAATGTGATCGGCAAGGGAGTTAACAGGGATGCTGCGGAGATAGTGAGGAAAGGTAGTAAGGCTGTGAAGTAAGCATTAAAACCCGGCCTGACGCCCGGGTCATTTGATAAAGTATTTAGAAAAGACAGCTAAAAGCACAGTTATGACTAGAGCTGTAATGATTTTCCATGTTTGAGCATTCAACTCTTTATGTAGCTCTGTCTTTACTGACTGAATATCTTCTTTTGAAGCTAGCTTGTCTTTGATGATTGCAACATCGGTTACAAGGGTTGCGACTTTTGTTTCAAGCTCTTTCACTCTCTGAAGCATATCGTCACCTCCGCCACTGCCGCTACCATGCTCAGTATTATGAGGTGCATAATTTGTGTTTTCAAGGTTAGGACTATTTAATTTAAAAAGCTCTCCCATCTACTCAAAATCCCCCGCTACGATAAAGTGACTTTCCTTAATATCAATTAGATTTCCTTTATTCCCGTCTGCCCCGCTGTCATAGAGGGAAACCTTCGCAGTGTATAAACCTGGGTTTGTTAACCTTATGCCTTTCAGGTAGAAAGAAGAAACGGAGGAGTAGTGATCTTTGTTTGGGTATCCACTGCCTAATACGTTGAAAGTGCTTTCACCATCGAATGTAGGATCAATAACAGATTTATCATTAAAAGTTACGTCAATCTCGTTCCAGTAAATTTTAGATGTATCTGTTAAAAATCCGCACGTCACAACTAATGAATAGATCTTAAGTGGGTCAACATCAAAAAGAACCACGTTTGGAGTGTTAAAACCGGCAGCCGCCATTCCTTCCTGCAATAAAGTGGTATAAATAAATAAAACCTTTTCATAAATCATAATCTTAATTCCGCAGAAAGGAACTTAAACCAGCCGCAGCTTCGTCTCTACAGCTTGTTATACGCTATTGACTCATGGATGAGGGCTTTGCCCATGATGTATAGCTGGTCCTGATTCTCTTCAGTTACGTACCAGTCTTTGTATGCCGGGTTATCTGAAAGCACGGCTAACTGTAATCCCTGCATTTGCAGACGTTTGACATGAAAGTGTTGCCCGAAAACAAATGCATAAACTCCGTCAACCCTGAAGTTCCTCACTGACACATCAAAGAAGAGGCGGTCACCAGATTGAATCGTTGGGCACATGCTGTCACCGTCTACAGTCATGACCTTCACATCGTGCTGAGGTCGGTTACCAAAGAGGGAGCGCGCATGTTCACTTGTGAACTCAATAGCATGCAGAACTTCTACAAACTCAGAAATCATGAACGAGCCTGGCCCCGCACTGACAGTCAGGTCGAGAACGTCGACGCGGTAAACGTCATTGGCAATACTGGCTTGTCTTTTGATAATCCCATCCTCAGAAGAGTCACCTAACAGGTAAGTGGCAGACGTGCCAAGATAAGCTGCTAATTCCTGCAACTTTCCGCGCCTTGGTATTGCTTCCCCGTTAAACCATTTGCTCACAGCTTTAGGTGTTAGCTTCATTTTCTTAGCAATTTCTGCCTGTCGACCATGAATCTGTAAACCAGCTTTTTCACAGGCCAGCGCTAGCCTTTTGGAGAAGTCTTGTCGCGCTCTTTCTTCCTGAACCATGAGTTCAATAATAGGTGTACTTGCGTGAACTATCAGTTCCGTCATAATATGTACTTTAAGTTCATAAAGTGAGGTTCATATGCAAGAGAAAAAACTCCCAACTCTTACCGAAGCAATTAAGGAGATTGGTGTAATTACCATTTCTTCTGCTTGCGGATGTAGTGCTCGTTCCATCTATAAGTGGATGAAAAAAGGATGTCTGCCTCGTACAGATTTTACTGGCGAGACTAACTATGCGGAAAAAATCGCTTTAGCCTCCGAGGGAAAATTCTCAAAGGAATTGATCAAGGCGATTAGTCGTCCCCAAAAGCCTACAGATTCAGCGGTTTGATAGAAACCACAGAAAAGAGGATATGACCGTGGGTATAGAACCTGAATGGAAAGTTGAGAAGCAGCCCGCATGGCTGGTGGCTGCAATCAGGAAGACAATTGCCGCTTTGCCAGGCGGATACGCTGAAGCGGCGGAGATTCTGGACGAAACCCAGAACTCACTCTTTAACCGCCTTCGTGCTGGTGGCGACCAGATCTTTCCAATGGGCTGGGCAATGGTGCTGCAAAGCGCTGCTGGAGTAAGTTACATCGCTGACGCGTTCTCTCGTGAAACTGATAACGGAATTCACGTTCCCGGCGCCGTGCCTGATGATGAAAACGAAGAGATTGGCCTGAAACTGGCCGAGCTGGTGGGGAGGCTTGGTGAGCTGGTCAACGCTTACCGTCATTACATTGAAGATGGTGTGGTTGACCGGAGCGAGTGGCAAAGTCTTAACGATATCGCATATCAGTTCAGGGTCACTCTCATGACGTTCCTGAACCTTATTTCCCGTGTTTATTGCCTCCCAGAAATGGGGGAGGCCCGCGAGTGTGCAGCTCCGGGCCCCTTGGCGTGTCGTATCAGTGGAGAAACTAACGCATGAACAGTGTAACGGTAAACAACCGTCTCCCGCAACTACGTGGTATTCCCGTTGTTGGCACCTCGTCGTTTCGGTATGAGCGGATGGTATCAGGCCGCTGGGTTCCATGTAACCACAGCAGGGCTATGGCGATTGTGGGTGTCTGGCGTCGGAAGGGGAGAGCGCTATGCGAGAACTTAACCGGCGTTTCAGAGATCACTATGGCGTCCCGGTGCGCGTCATCAGATGGGAGCCCGAGACCCGACGCGTTATATACCTCCGCGAAGGGTACGATCATGAGTGCTTCAGCCCTCTTGAGCAATTCCAGCGTAAATTTACAGAGTTAAAGGACGACCATGAGCACTAAATTAACCGGTTACGTTTGGGACGCTTGCGCTTCTTCAGGCATGAAGCTGTCCAGCGTTGCCATCATGGCGCGCCTGGCAGACTTCAGCAGTGATGAAGGGGTTAGCTGGCCTTCTATTGCTACCATCGCGCGCCAGATTGGTGCTGGCGAGAGCACGGTTCGCACAGCTATATCTCAGCTGGAAAAAGACGGTTGGTTAACCCGCCAGCAGCGTCGTAAAGGCAACCGCAATGCATCGAATGTTTACCAGCTCAATGTTTCGAAATTACAGGCAGCTGCCTTTTCTCACCTGTCAGAATCTGACGCGTCAAAATCTGATGCATCAAAATCCGACCCGTCAAAATTTGATGCGTCGAAAAACAGTAATAATGGCAGTTTTCACCCGTCAGAATCTGGTGGGGATCCGTCAGTAAAATCAACTACTGATCCATCAGATAAAAAACCTAATTGTCAGGTTGCGTCGCAACCCGACACTGCATGTGTCAATCAGGTTGATTTGATAACTGGTCAGGCAGTCTTAATCCTCAACCATCTCAATGACGTTACTGGTAAGACATTCCGCAAGGGGAAAAGCTCCCTGGATAATATTCGCGCCAGACTTCGTGAGAACTTCACACACGATGAGTTGCTGTTGGTTATTGATTACAAGCACGAGCAGTGGAAAGACACGAAATACTACGAACACATGCAGCCAACAACTTTGTTCAGGCCGACCAAGTTCGAAGGATATTTGCAGAACGCGTTGCGCTGGAATAGCAAAGGCCGACCTAAGCGTGAGGACAGGGACGATGTCCGCAAACAAGATCCATTGAAATTCGGTCAGCCAGACAAAGCCATCCCGGCAGGCTTCAGAGGAGCGAACTCATGAGCCTTCTGAAAGATATTCAAATTTTCATCGCTGAAAACCCTGGGTTAACTAACAAACAGATCGCAGCATCAATGCCCCAGTACGACGTTCACGCTGTTCAGCGCGGTGTATGCCATCTGGTCAAACTGAATAGCGCAACCCGCCAGCATAACGGCAAGTGCTACCAGTATTTTGCCAAAGCACCGGGTGGGGAGGTTGGCGAGGGGCGTTCTGCACTGAAAATCAACCGGGCTGATAAACCAGCTGTACCAGAACAGGAAGAAGCTCTGAATCCGGCTGTGACCACAATGATGGATAAGGCTCAAGGCCTGTTTGAAAAAGGGCTCTACCAGCGTGCGGCCACAGTACTGATGGATGCCTTCAATCGCTCTAAGAACGAAGAGCAGCGGATGAAGATACTGATTGAGCGTCAGCGTTGCCTGAGCATGGCGCCGAAAGTGAAAGCACCCTCTGATGCATGGTGTCTGGCTGGCCGAGCGAGGAATGTCTGATGAAATACTCACTGATTTACGCTGACCCAGCCTGGCTTTATGACAACAAAGCCAGTAACGGTGCAGCAGAGGATCACTACGACACGATGAAACTGATCGACATGAAGCGCTTACCGGTTTGGGACCTGGCTGTCGATGATGCAGTTCTGGCTATGTGGTTTACCGGAACCCACACCCGCGAAGCTATCGAACTGGCTGAAGCGTGGGGCTTTAAGGTCCGCACGATGAAGGGCTTTACCTGGGTAAAGTTCAACCCACTGGCAGAGCAGCATATCAACAAAGCACTTCAGGCAGGGCGTGTGGAGGATTTTTACGACTTCCTCGACCTGCTGAACGTACAAACACGCATGAACGGCGGGAACTACACCCGAGCCAATACCGAAGACCTGCTAATCGCCGCCAGGGGAAATGGACTGGAACGCAAGTGCGCCAGCATCAAGCAGGTTATCTACAGTCCACTCGGTGAGCACAGCCAGAAACCAGCCGAGGTGCGTCTCCGTCTGGAAAAACTTTACGGTGACGTTCCGCGCATCGAACTATTTAGCCGCTGCGGTGCACCAGGCTGGGACCACTGGGGGAATCAGTCAGTATCACCAGCTGTTGAGCTTATTCCGGCAGTGGCCGTGCCAATGAGAAAACCGCAGGAGCATGCAGCATGAAAGCAGAATTAACGTCGCGTCAGAGTGAAGTGCTGGACGCCATAGTGCTCTACAAGGACAGAACGGGATTCCCGCCGACGATGCTGGAGCTTGCCGCATTAATTGGCTGTGCATCACCGAACGCAGCAGCAGAGCACGTAAAGGCGCTCAAGAAAAAAGGTTACATCTCCATTGCTCCTGGCGCTGCCAGGGGCATCACCATCGTCAAAACGGAATCTGATGAAGATCCTGTGTCGATCATTAAAGACCTCTTATCCGGTGGAGACCAGGCCAGAGATCAAGCTGTTGAATGGCTGAAGAAACAGGGAGTTACTTTATGAAACTGGTGCTCCCGTTCCCACCGAGCGTAAATACCTACTGGCGAGCCCCGAACAAGGGGCCGTTGAAAGGTCGTCATCTTATCAGCGCCAAAGGCAGGGCATATCAAAGTGCGGCATGTGTGGCCATAGTTGAGCAGTTGCGGTTCCTTCCAAAACCTTCAGCTGCACCGGCTGCAGTCGAGATTATGCTGTATCCACCTGACGAACGCCGCCGCGATATAGACAACTACAACAAGGCTCTGTTTGACGCTCTCACTCACGCAGGTATCTGGGAGGATGACAGCCAGGTGCAGAGAATGCTGGTGGAGTGGGGGCCGAAAGTCCCAGGTGGAAGAGTAGAGATATCGATCAAGAAACATGAACCTCTGGCGGGTGCAGCCGCCTGATAAGTGGAGAAGAGCATGAATCAGATGAATATCACCGTAATGTGTCCGACCCATCACAGAGCCGCTATGGGGCAGCAAATAACGATGTCCAGTCGTGAAATTGCAAAACTGGTCGACTCTCGCCACAGCAACGTCTGCGTGACAATCGAGCGACTGATGAACTCGGGCGTAATTGGGGGGTATGCTGCAATGCAGTACACCCATCCACAGAACCAGCAGGTTTACCATTACTACGAAGTTAACAAGCGGGATAGTTACGTAATCGTCGCGCAACTTTGCCCGGAATTTACCGCCCGTCTTGTTGACCGCTGGCAGGAACTGGAGAACGGCGCTGGAATGGTGGTACCGCAAACACTTCCAGAAGCACTCAGGCTAGCCGCCGACCTTGCCGAACAGAAGCAACGTCTGAGTGAAGAACTGGCAATTGCCGCACCTAAGGCTGAATTTGTCGATCGCTACGTCAGAGCCACAGGCTCAATGACTTTCCGGCAGGTTGCCAAGCTTCTGAATGCCAAAGAACCAGAGTTCGCGATGTTCCTCATTGAGAACGGCATCATGTACCGGTTAAACCGTGTGCTTACACCAAAGAGCAAACACATCGAAGCTGGGCGCTTTGAAGTGAAGACCGGCACTACCAACCAGACCAACTACGCATTCAATCAGTCTCGCTTCACCGCCAAGGGCGTGCGCTGGATTGGTGGACTGTGGGCTGAACATATCGCTAAGGAGCAAATTGAGTGAGAGCCATACTTACACCTGAAGTTGCTCCGATGTCCGGTGTGGTGCTGTTTCGTCCCGGAAACGAACTGCTCTGGTTATTCCGCCAGGGCAGGGTGGTGATTGAAAGGCCATCAGAAGCCATCCAGCATCTGCCATCTGGGCTGATTCCTGAAGCGCACCAGCCGCTGACAGATGATGACAGTATGCAGGCTATTTTTGAGAACGAACGAGTTATCCAGCGTGCTGGTGGCCTGAGCGGTCTTGACGCCTGGCTGGAAAGAAAATTCGAATGTCAGTGGCCTCATACAGACTGGCACGCGAGAGACTTTACCGTGATGCGGCATGCACCCGGCAGCATTCGTCTTTGCTGGTCTTGTGATAACCAATTACGAGAACAAACCACTGAAAGACTGGCAGGAATTGCCATGCAGAACCTGGTAAAATGGTTAGTCGAAAGGGTGAATATTATGCTGGGATTCAGCGAAGACCACACCCTGACGCTTCCGGAGTTCTGCTGGTGGATGGTACGCAACGATCTGGCTGAGCTTATTCCTGAATCAGTGGCGAGCAAAGCCCTCAGGATTAAGCCTGAATCGCATAGTTCCGTAATGAGGGAAAGTGACATTGTTCCGTCGTTACCGGCGACTGAAATCCTCCAGGAGAAGGTGAAGAAGGTTGTCTCCGTTAAGGTAGACCCTGAGTCACCGGAATCTTTCATGCTTAGGCCAAAGCGCCGCCGCTGGGAGAACGAGAAGTACACCAGCTGGGTGAAGTCGCAGCAGTGCAGTTGCTGCAATAACCCGGCAGACGACCCCCACCACCTGATAGGCCACGGGCAGGGTGGAATGGGAACCAAAGCGCATGACCTGTTTGTGATACCGCTGTGCAGAGCACATCACGACGAGTTGCACGCTGATCCGGTGGCATTTGAAGCGAAGCACGGCGACCAGTTAGCGCTGTTGGTTCGGTTTTTAGATCGAGCGCTGGCAATCGGCGTATTAGCATGAACAGTGGAGATAACATGCGTGACATTCAAATAGTTTTAGAGCGTTGGGGTGGATGGGCGGCCAGTGATAGCTCTGGCGTTGACTACTCTCCGATAGCTGCTGGATTTAAGGGGCTGCTTCCGCAAACAAGCAAATCTCGTCTTTCTTGTACGGATGATGATGCTCTTGTCATTGAGGGGTGTCTGGCGCGCCTCAAAAAGAAGAAACCATACGAGCATTCTTTACTTGTCGCACATTATCTCTATGGAATATCAAAAAGAAAAATTGCCAAGGCAAGAAAGAAAGATGAAAAACTCATTCGCATCGAGATTCAGATGGCGGAAGGGTTCATTGATGGCTGCCTTTCGATGTTAGACATAAAGTTAGAAATGGAGTGACCGATAATGCCAGCAGGAATTACCTGCTGGCATAAATTATAATGTTTCAATTAATCCTGTTAGAGATGGTGTCGATATAATTAAAAACTTTTCCTTCGGTTCTAAAAAAACTCCGTTCTGGAAAAAATCGATGATAAATCTATACTCTTTTTCATTCGAGTATGTGCTAGGTTTTATAAAAGGTATTCTTTCATGAATGGAGTGAATGAAATCTGGATCTCTCTCATACTCGGCATTGTTATAAATTATTTTTCTTTGTCGATAGTCGATACCTTTTAATGTGCAGTTCGTTTCTATGGGGTCGATAGTTACATGTGATTTGAAAGGGTTTTTGCCTTTTCTCAACAAGTCGCAGACATGATTTATGGTTTCATCTCTTATAATCTCCAACGCTTTGTTCATGTTTTCTTTTCTAATGAACCAAAGGTCATCGTATTTTGGGAACAATCCAGACGCTTCAGTTGGATCATTGAAGCAAGAGATTGAAAAAACAAATCTGTTATGATAAACCCACTTAAAATGACCTTTGTATACTGAGAAGTGATCCATTTCTTCTGAGATCAAGCTTTTACTTTTTCCACCAATTGCCTCGATATTCAGAGATGCTACACCTAAATGCCTATTAGTAAGATAATGAGCCAGCTTTTTTTGTACGTCGATGTCATTAAAGTCAACCGACAATGAAAAGAAACCTTCCTCAACATCTGCGATCTGTTCCTCTCCAGTTTCCCGATATAACTCAAGAGTGCCGATGTTGACAGTACCGCATTGTTTTGTGTTGAATCGCTTCTCGCAGTTTTTAACAAAGAACACTGACTTCTCGTTGACATGTTCAGGCATGATTAACTCCTTTTTAGACTAGGATTAAATCTACCCCAACAACTCGTGAAAAAAAACCTAACGCGGTCCGCATAATTTAAAATATCATGCTAAGAGTGGTTACTTCGTTACGCCACTTAATCATAAAAAAACCTCGCCTCGGCGGGGTTTTGTCATATTCAAGGCTTGCAAAATGCAGCCTATCTCCCCTCATCCTGAGAGGACTTACAGCAATAAGAGGGGGCTAAATGTCCGCAGAACCGATATCTGCTACGGCAACTGCTGGTGTTGCTGCCGGTACTACCGGAATCACCTTCGCCACGATGTTTCCAGAAGCTACTCCCGCCGTAATGCTTTGCTCACTTGCCGGGGCCGCTCTTTACGTCCTGAGCAGTGAGGACCATAAGATCTGGAAGCAGATACTGTTCGCGCTCATCTCATTCATTGGTGGGGTCTACTGCGCAGGAACAGCATCTGAAATCATCGCTGCGCTTATCAATGCGGCATTAAGTCACCTTTCTCCGCCAGTTTCCGTGAAGGTATCTCCAGCTATGGGTGCTCTGCTGGCTTCGTCGGTTTCTGTCACCATCCTGGCTCGCATCCTCAAGCGGTCGAAGACAGGAGACTTACCCGGATTGAAGGGGGAAGAATGACGTGGCAAACACTGATCCTGAACATTAACGCTGTTGCATGCATCCTTATCACCATACGCCTGATGTTCTTCAGGAAGCGGAGCTTACGGCGCCGCCGTCTGATGGAGTTTCTGGCGTATGGGCTGATCCTCGCTCCAGCGTTTACCGCTTTCCGCATCTGGCATGGTGATTACGTGCAGGTCGACTACGGAGAGCTGGTTGTCAATCTCGTTGTCTGCATTGCCGTATGGCGAGCAAGGGGCAACATCGCAAGAATCGCAGGGGAAAGCACAACGTGACCAAAGACGAAATATTTAATGCCATCCTCGGCAAAGAGGGCGGGTACGTTAATCACCCCGACGACAAAGGCGGCCCAACAAACTGGGGGATCACGCAAGCGGTAGCTCGCGCCCACGGCTATAACGGTGATATGCGTAACCTTACCCGCCAGCAGGCGCTGGATATCCTGACGGCTGACTACTGGACAGGGCCACGCTTCGACCTTGTTTCTGAGGTATCACCAGCCATCGCCGCCGAACTGTGCGATACCGGCGTTAACATGGGCCCATCGGTTCAGACCAAATGGTTTCAGCGATGGCTGAACGTGTTCAACCTTCAGGGGGCGCTCTATCCCGATCTGATTGCTGATGGTTTTATCGGTCCGCGCACTATCAGCGCATTGAAAAGCTATCTTGCCCGGCGAGGAAAAGAGGGAGAGTTGGTTATGCTCCGTGCCCTGAATTGCAGCCAAGGTCAGCGTTATCTCGAGCTGGCAGAACAGCGCAGCGCAAACGAGACGTTTGTTTATGGCTGGGTAAAGGAGCGGGTGGTTATATGACGCTTGAGATGATTACCGGACTCGTTGTCGCGGTGTTTGCTGCTATTGCAGCCGCATTTGGCCTAGGTCATTCACGCGGCACCAGCAAAGCGGAAGCGAAAGCTGACCAGCAGCGCACCGAAGATAACGCAGCTGCAAAGGTCGCAGCAGCAGAACGGCGGGTAGAGACAACGAAAGAGGCCAGCAATGTACACCAGACTGTTAACCGCATGCCTGATGACGATGTTGATCGCGAGCTGCGTGACACGTGGAAACGTCCCGGTGGTGGTTGATACTGCCTGCGATTGGGTAAAGCCAATCTACCTGACGGATCACGACATCGACGTTCTGGACCGCCAGACGAAGAAAGATATCCTGGCGCATAACAAAGCGTGGCAGGCGAATTGCCAGAAACCAAAAGAAGTGAGGTCCAATTGATCGCAACCATCGGAACCATTCTTGTTTGGGCTCTCATCGTTATTGCTGGGGCTGCTGGACTGCTATTCGCATTCATCGGCTTTATGTTTTTTATCAGTTGGCCGAAGTGACACCGAGCGTTAGCCATTACAAAGCTCACCTGCTGGTGAGCTTGATAATGGTTATCCCCACAAGCGGATAAAAAAGTAATTATCCTTATGTAGGGATAAAGGATTGCAGCATCTGGTTAAGAGTGTTGATTTAAGAGGCTAGTTAACTTTCGAAAGCAGGGCAGCAACCTTTTCAATTAGCTTTTCTTCATATCCCTCTTGCGTAGGATTTTCAAACTCTATCGGGGGAGAAAACTTTCTTGCCTCTAAAAATGAATTGGCAAGTAGTCCTGGTTCTTTACTCATGCTGTTTAGAGTGGTTGATAAAATTGTTATCGCAACTTTTGACGCATGCAGATCAAGAGCCAATTCATCGATAACTTCTTCAAGATTCTCAACGCGTTCATTTAAGTCGGTCATGTGATGTCCTTGTCCTGGCTGGATGTGAGTGTTCATTTGCAAAGTAGCATATCTGAATTCCTGACATCTTTCTTTTTGGAGTAATTATGCAGGTCACAATTGATGGTGTCCCGTATGCACCCGCCAGTGCATTATCATCGCGGATCGGCATTGCAATAACGACACACCAGCGCGCAGACGTTTTAAAACGTTCACTCGAACAGCATCTGAGGCACCTGCCAGCCGGCGCGCTGGTGGTGGTAGTCGATGATGGTTGTAAACCTGCAGCGGTAGTTCCCCACGGCGTGCAGCTGCTTCGCCATGAAACATCACTCGGCATTGTTGCTTCGAAGAACGCCAGCCTGTCAGCTCTGATGGATGCCGGGTGCGAGCATCTGTTTTTATGGGATGATGACGCCTGGCCTATCGCTGATAACTGGCACCTCCCTTACATCGAATCACCCGAGCCGCACCTGGCTTATCAGTTTCTCGATCTGGCTGGTTGCAATAAGCTGAATGACCTTTCGGTGCTTTACCGTGACGATCAGCATGTGGCGTATACCGGACAGCGCGGCGTGATGCTTTATTACCACCGCAGCGCCATCGAGAAGGTGGGGGGATTCGATCCGGTTTATGGTCGCGGCATGTACGAGCACAGCGACCTCGCCTTGCGCATCCATAACGCAGGACTGACTACGTGGGCTTACGCTGATGTCCTCGGTTCAGACAAGCTGATTCATTCCCTCGATGAGCATGAAGCGGTGGAGCGTTCGGTACCGAGGCCAGACCGCCGGGCGCTGGTGGAGCGTAACGTTAAAATCCACAACGAGCGACGTGATACCGGCTTTACCGGTTACGTGGAGTACCGGCGGCAGCGCGACGTAGTTATCACAACGCTGCTCACCAGTCAGCCTGACCCGCAGCGCGGCACGAAAATGACGGCAGCACCTGACATGCTGACCAGGTGGGCTACCTCGCTTCGTAATTGTGGCCGTATTGCGCTGGTGGATGAATTGCAGACAGCCCCTGCAGACGTTGAACTGTACCGCGTGCCAGACGTGAAGATGAATGTTTACTTCCGGCGCTGGCTACACATCTGGCAGCATCTACGCGATCACCCTGAATACCGGTTCGTCTGGTGTACTGATGGTACCGATGTCGAAATGCTTCGCGCGCCGTGGGAAGAAATGGAGCCCGGGAAGGTGTACGTCGGTTCTGAACCGAAGACATACGCCGACACCTGGGCGAAACAGAATCATCCTGAGCGTATCTATCAGGAATTCATTGAAGCTCACCGCGGCGATGTGATGCTTAACGCTGGTCTGCTGGGTGGAACCCGCGCTGATGTAATGGCGTTCGCTCACGGCATCATCCGTCTTTACTACCGGATCGAGAGTTATCGCTTCTGGAAGAAAGAACAGGCTGGCGCCGCGGTGGGGGATATGCTGGCGTTCGGTATTGTCGCGCAGTCATTCGCTGACAGGCTGGTCACCGGCCCTCTGGTACATACCGTTTTCAAAACTGATGGTATCGGTAAGGAGGCCGCATGGTGGAAACACAAGTGAAGTATATCGTGGTTGGTCACCATTCCCGTTGTGCCTCAGCTGCATTGCTGGCTGGCGAACTTGGCGCGCACCTTCTTATCGATGAAGGGAATCACGGGGCTAACTGGAATCACCGGCGCGCTATCGAATGGGCTGCTGAGCAGCCTTGCCGGGTGGTGGTTCTGGAAGACGACGCGCTGCCTGTACGTGGATTCAGAGACAAGATTACGGGCTGGCTGGCTCGTTTCCCTGGCGACATGCTTAGTTTTTATCTGGGCACCGGGCGGCCACCGCAATACCAAATGCAGATAGCTGAACGCCTGATTAATGCGGATAAGGTGCGGTCTGACTTCATTATGCTGCAACGCCTGATACATGGCGTGTGCTACAGCATACCGCCTCAAAGCATCAGCCGTGTGCTGTCTCAATGGGACTGCAGTAAGCCTGCCGATTATGCCGTGGGCGATGCTTATGGTGGCGTTGTCGTCTATCCCTGCTGGTCGCTAGTGGACCATGCTGACGGCGAACCGGTTGAGCGTCACCCTGACTCAGCGCCACGCACAGAACGCCGACGGGCATGGAGGTTAGCCTGATGCCTGCATTAATACCGAGGGCATGCCGCAAGCGTGGCTGTCCTGGCACAACCACAGACCGCTCAGGCTATTGTCCCAAGCATCTTAACGAAGGCTGGCAGCAACATCAGCGAGGACAGAGCAGGCATCAACGAGGTTATGGCAGCAAGTGGGACAGGCTGCGCCCAATCGTTCTCGACAGAGATAAACATCTTTGTCAGGAATGCCTGCGAAATGGAAGGTATACACCCGCTGAGACGGTGGACCACATCACCGCCAAAGCAAATGGGGGGACCGATGACCTGTCCAACCTCGAAAGCCTCTGTAAGCCTTGCCACAGGGCGAAGACAGCGGTTGAAAGACTCAAATGACATCTATTCTCATTTGGGTCGACCGAGGGGGAGGGCGGGTTGAAAGTTCAGGAACGATGCGCTAAAGGACCGCCGCCTAACCTCTTTTCACATCGCCGCAGGTTAGAAAACTTTTTTATGGGGTCCCCCATTCGATGATTAATAGGAGTTTTCGATTATGTCTGGACCACCGAAAACCCCGACCCATCTACGTTTGGTGAGGGGTAACCCATCTAAACGCCCGATCAATGAGAACGAACCAAAACCCCCTTCAGGGGTACCCCCAACGCCGAAGCATTTCGACAAGCAGGGGAAATACTGGTTTAAACGGATGGCCGACGAGCTTGATGCTATCGGTGTGATGTCTCAGCTGGACGCCAGAGCCCTTGAGCTGCTGGTTGAGGCTTATACCGAATACCGGCATCACTGCGACACGCTTGAAGTTGAGGGCTACACCTACCGGACCGAAACGCAGAACGGGGATGTGCTGATCAAGGCTCACCCCGCAGCCATCATGAAAGCTGATGCCTGGAAACGTCTGCGCGCCATGCTTGGTGAGTTCGGCATGACGCCAGCCAGCCGCACGAAAGTGAATGCAAAAGGTCCTGATGCGGTTGACCCGCTGGCCGAGTTTATGAAAGCGAGGGATTAATGGCGAAGGTTGCAGAAGGCATCCGCTACGCCGAGAGGGTGGTGGCGGGGGAAATTATTGCCTGTGAGTATGTGCGCCTTGCCTGTCAGCGTTTTCTTGACGATCTGGCACACGGCGAAGAGCGCGGTATTTTCTTCAGTGAACCGCGCGCGCAGCACATTCTGAATTTCTATAATTTTGTACCTCACGTAAAAGGCGCACTGGCAGGGCAGCCTATTGAGCTGATGGACTGGCATGTTTTCATCCTGATTAATATTTTTGGTTTTGTTATCCCGCTGGTGAACGAAGAGACGGGGGAAACCGTCCTGCGTAATGACGGCAGCGGTCGGCCGGTGATGGTTCGGCGTTTTCGTACAGCAGATGTTGAGGTGGCCCGTAAAAATGCCAAATCAACGCTTTGCTCTGGCGTGGGGCTTTATATGGCTGGCGCAGACGGCGAGGGCGGGGCGGAGGTTTATTCCGCTGCAACCACTCGTGACCAGGCGCGAATTGTTTTTGAAGACGCGAAAAATATGGTCAAGAAGGCGAAAGCCACTCTTGGGCGGATCTTCGAATTCAACAAGCTCGCTATCTACCAGGAGCAAACCGCCTCCAAATTCGAGCCTTTATCATCAGATGCGAACAACCTCGACGGCCTGAACATCCATTGCGCCATCGTCGACGAGCTGCATGCTCACAAAACCCGTGACGTCTGGGACGTTCTGGAGACCGCCACCGGCGCACGACTGCAATCGCTGCTTTTCGGTATCACCACTGCCGGGTTCAATAAAGAAGGCATTTGCTACGAATTGCGTGATTACGCAATCAAGGTGCTGCGTGGTTTCAACAGCGATGTGGAAGGTGCAGTGAAAGACGATACTTTCTTTGCCATCATCTACACCCTAGACGAAGGCGATGATCCCTTTGATGAAACGGTCTGGCAGAAGGCGAATCCGGGGCTGGGTATCTGTAAGCGCTGGGATGACCTACGCCGCCTGGCTAAAAAGGCGAAAGAGCAGGTTTCAGCCAGGATTAACTTTTTCACCAAGCACATGAATATCTGGGTTACAGCTGAGTCGGCCTGGATGGACATGATGAAGTGGGAAAAGTGCGAGTTTATCGCCCCGCAGCACGAACTTAAAACCTATCCATTATGGGTTGGTGTTGACCTTTCAAACAAAATTGATATCTGCGCTGCTGTGAAAGTATGGCGGTCCCCAGATGGGCATGTTCACGCTGATTTTAAATTCTGGTTGCCCGAAGGTCGTCTCGACAAATGCTCACGTCAGATGGCCGAACACTATAAAAACTGGGCTCTAATTGACAAACTGATCCTGACGGATGGTGATGTTATTGACCACGCTCAGATTAAGGAAGAACTGCAACAGTGGGTTGCTGGTGAGAGCCTGAAAGAAATTGGCTTCGATCCGTGGAGTGCCACGCAGTTCAGCCTCGCGCTGGCAGAGGAAGGTTTACCGCTGGTGGAAGTGCCGCAGACGGTCCGCAATTTCTCCGAGGCGATGAAAGAGGTCGAGGCGCTGGTATACGGAGGCCGCTTCCATCACAGCAACCATCCGGTGATGAACTGGATGATGTCCAACGTAACCGTCAAACCTGACCGGAACGAGAACATTTTCCCGAACAAGTCCACACCAGAGGCCAAGATTGATGGCCCGGCGGCATTGTTCACAGCAATGAGCCGCGTTCTGGTTAACGGTGGCAACGACCAGCAGGATCTCTCCGGATTCTTCAATAATCCCATCATGGTAGGTTTCTGATGAAAAAAAACAAACAGCCAGGCAGGGTTAAAAGTGCTCTGCTTAACTGGCTTGGTGTGCCTATCAGCCTGACTACCGGCACGTTCTGGGAGGAATGGTTTGGTACCAGCAGCAGCGGAAAGGTGGTAACGGCCGATAAAGCCATCCAGCTATCGGCTGTGTGGGCATGCGTAAGACTGTTAAGCGAGTCTATTTCAACCCTTCCGCTGAAAATATACGTTCGACAGCCTGACGGTTCGCGTAAAGCGGCAACCGATCATCCGGCCTATTCGATACTGTGCCGCCGACCCAATTCAGAAATGACACCATCACGCTTTATGTTGATGGTGGTCGCCAGTATTTGCCTGCGCGGGAACGCCTTCATTGAGAAGAAATTCATCGCAAACCGCCTGGTTTCGCTGGTGCCTTTGCTGCCGCAGAACATGGTGGTTAAACGTCTCACGACCGGGGCGCTGGAATACAAATACACTGAAAACGGTAACGAGCGCGTCATTCCCGTCAAAAACATCATGCACATTCGCGGGTTCGGTCTTGACGGTGTTTGCGGCATGATGCCGATGAAAACAGGCCGGGATGTGATCGGTTCTGCAATGGCGGTTGAAGAGTCCGCGGCGAAGATATTCGAACAGGGCCTGCAAAGTTCAGGGTTTCTCTCTTCTGATAAAGCTCTGGATGATACTCAACGTGAAAAACTTCGCGGTTACATGGCGGCGTTTACAGGCTCAAAAAACGCCGGGAAAATCATGGTGCTTGAGGGAGGCTTGACGTACCAGGGCGTAACCATGAACCCGGAAGATGCTCAGATGCTCGAAAGCCGCGCCTTTAGCATTGAGGAGATCTGCCGCTGGTTTCGCGTTCCGCCTTTCATGGTCGGTCACACCACGAAGCAAAGTAGCTGGGCATCCAGTCTGGAGGGCATGAACCTCCAGTTCCTGACGCACACCCTGCGACCCCTGCTGGTGAACATCGAACAGGAAATTGGACGGTGCCTGCTGGACAGCGATGATGAGGTTTTCGCGGAGTTCTCCGTAGAAGGACTGCTGCGCGCCGACAGCGCGGGCCGTGCTGCGTACTATACCAGTGCGCTCCAGAATGGGTGGATGTCCCGTAATGACGTGCGCCGTCTTGAAAATATGCCACCGATTGAAGGGGGTGACATTTACACCGTTCAGCTCAACCTGACGCAACTGAAAAATCTCGAAAGCAGCAATCCTGCTGTTCAGGCTCTGGCCCTGAGAGAGCTGCATAACCACATATTCCCTGACATTTCCTTTGAACAATCTCCGCTGAAACAGGCCGCTTAGGAGCACTTTCCTGATGAGCAAAAAACAACTTCCGGTAGCACCGGCGGGTCGCCCCTGCGCGCGCGTTACCTGTGAAACATTACCGTCCGCACTGGACCGCTGGGACGGCGGGATCAAAGCTGCGGCCACCGACGACAACAGTATTTCTGTTTTTGATGTGATCGGGCAGGACTACTGGGGTGAAGGCGTAACAGCCAAACGTATCGCCGGTGCACTACGGGCGATGAATGGCGCCGACGTCACGGTCAATATCAACTCCCCTGGCGGTGACATGTTCGAAGGCCTGGCAATCTACAACCTTTTGCGAGAATACGAAGGCCGTGTGACGGTGAAGGTGCTCGGTATTGCCGCCAGCGCCGCCTCAGTCATTGCGATGGCCGGGGATGATATTCAGATCGGTCGTGGTGCCTTCCTGATGATCCACAACTGCTGGGTCTACGCGATGGGTAACCGCCATGACTTTGCGGAACTGTCACAGTCTCTGGAGCCCTTCGATAACGCTATGGCAGACATCTACGCGGCGCGTTCCGGCCTTGATATGGCAGCTGTTCAGAAACTGATGGACGCCGAGAGTTATATCGGTGGCAGTGACGCTGTGGCGAAGGGACTGGCAGACAGCCTGCTTTCTGCTGATGCGGTCAGTGATGGCGATGAATCACCTGCGGCCGCGCTTCGCAAACTTGATGCGCTGCTGGCTAAAACCAACACCCCGCGCTCTGAGCGCAGAAAACTCATTAAAGCCTTATCCGGTGGCATGCCTGGCGCTGTCACCACCAACGACGGTACGCCGGGCGCTGCCGAAGATATCAAACCTGAAACCCTCAATTCACTTGAAAACGCTCTTGCGGCGTTAGTCAAATAAGGACCATTTATGTCTGAAGTAAACGAAATTCTGAAAAAAGTCACTGCCAGCATTGAAGATGCAACCAGCAAATTCAACGCGAAAGCAGAAGAGGCACTGACCGAAGCGAAAAAGAATGGTCAGCTCTCAGCTCAGACCAAAGATGTTGTAGATAAAATGGCGACAGAGCTCAACGCTCTTAAGGAAGCTGAAAAAACCCTTAAGGCCAGCCTTGGTGAGCTGGAACAGCATGTTGCCCAAATGCCATTGAACAACGCTGCTAAAGTTACCGAAACTGTTGGACAGGTGGTGATTAATAGCGAGGCGCTGAAGGCCTTTGCCGCGAGCGTTGAAGGCAATAAGCGCGTAAGCGTCCCAGTTCACGCGGCCTTGCTTTCTACAGATGTTGCAGATGGCGTGGTTGAACCACAGCGACTGCCTGGCATCGACACTGCACCAAAACAGCGTCTCTTCATTCGTGATCTGATTGCGCCTGGCCGCACATCTTCACCGGCTATTTTCTGGGTGCAGCAAACGGGCTTTACCAATGCAGCGAAAGTCGTTGCAGAGGGGACTGCCAAACCTTACAGCGATATTGAATTCGCAACTAAAATCACGCCGGTGACAACCATCGCGCACATGTTTAAGGCATCCAAGCAGATCCTTGACGATTTCGCTCAACTCCAGTCTACGGTTGACGCTGAGATGCGTTACGGCCTGAAATATGTTGAGGAACAGGAAATCTTGTTCGGCGACGGAACTGGTGTGCACCTGCACGGCATCGTTCCTCAGGCCTCAGCATTCGACCCGGCATTTTCTGTTGAGAGCCAGAACGGGATTGATGATCTGCGCCTGGCAATGCTTCAGGCTCAACTGGCTCGTTTCCCTGCATCTGGCCACGTTCTGCACTTCATCGACTGGGCGAAAATTGAGCTCACGAAAGACAGTCTGGGCCGCTATATCCTGGCTAACCCGGCATCTCTGACTGGCCCTACGCTTTGGGGGCTTCCGGTGGTAGCAACTGAGGCAGCAGCTTTCCAGGGCAAATTCCTGACAGGCGCATTCAATGCCGCAGCTCAACTGTTCGATCGTGAAGATGCCAACGTGGTTATCTCCACCGAAAACGCCGACGACTTCGAGAAAAACATGATCTCCATTCGCTGCGAAGAACGTCTGGCGCTGGCTGTGAAACGCCCTGAGGCGTTC